TTAGTTCCTAAAGCAAGTGATTATTTATTAAGTATTATTCGATTCCAAGTTGATACAACTTCATTACCTGTTTTATTTTGTGATATTCAAAAAGAACAATCGAATCCTAATCTTACACCATATTGTATCACATTAAATTATAAAGATAAATTTGGAACAGACATTACAACAACCCCGACATATGTTGTTTGGGAACCACAACATAAGGATTCTATTGTTCCATCAGCACCAAGTAAAAATACTACTGGTTATCAAGACTTTAATTCAGATTATTATTATTGTTATACTTATCAACATTTTATAGAATTAATTAATAAATGTTTTGTAGAAGCACGAACTAAGTTAGTTTCATTAGTTCCATTATTATCAACAGTTGAGACTCCATTTATGTCATGGGATGTATCAACTAATAAAGCATCAATATATCTTAGATCACCATATTATGAGTCAGGCTTATCTCCTAATGTTACACCTAGAATAACAATTTATTTTAATCAACCTTTAATGACATTATTTAATTCTTTTCCATATTTAAGATATGATTCTAATGTAAAGACTCAACAATATGAAATAATTTGTAATTCATTTTTTGGAATTAATATGGTTGAACTTGATCAGAATACAAATAGATTTATTAAAGTTAGTCAAGAATATAGTACAACTGCACAGTGGTCACCAGTTTCTTCATTAATTTTCACATCTAATACTCTTCCAGTTCGAGCTAATCAATTAAGTAATCCAATTGTTCTTGATGATGGTAAAGTAGTCCAATTTCAAGATAATACAAGTAATGTTTATCAAAATATTATTACAGATATGTGTGTGGATGAAAATATCTATAAACCCAATGTATTATATATTCCATCAACCTATAGATATATTGAATTAATTGGAAATCAAGATATTAGAAATGTTGAATTATCTTTATATTGGCGAGATAAATTAGGTTATCTTAGAGAATTTTACTTAGATGCTGGATCATCTGCATCTGTAAAATTAATGTTTCAAGCTAAAAATATAACTTAATTAATAAAAATATTTTTCTAAAAAATTTTTTTATATTACTTAAATATATAATGCCAGATTTCACTGTTAAGCAAGTTCGTGATAGTCGATTAGCTTTAAGAGATTCGATAGAATATCCTGTATATAGTGGTCCTCTTTTAAATAGTTATGATACTATTAATGCTAATACTGCAACTTCATCATCAATTAGTTATAATCTTCAATTACCAAATCGTGAGACAATTATGGCTCGTGATATGCTTATTGAAAATGAAATAGAATGGCGTATTTATATTGATACAGGTGCAAATATTCCAAATGGAACGAATTGCTTTCATTATGGTATTAATACAAGTTTACAAGCATTTCCCTTCAGTGGTTTGATTCAAAATGTTTCAGCAAATATTGGTGGTAAATGTAATCTTGTAATGCCTTTAAGTGATAGTCTACCAGCTTTAGTAAGAACATTAGATAAGAATATATTATCTCAATATAGTACATATACTCCTGTTTTACTTGATAATTATAAATTTTATAAGGATACATATGATGTTTATACTCAAGCATTAAATACATTTACTTTAACTGAAGCACAGCCCAACACTATTAATGTGGCAACTTATTCAACAATTCCTAATATTGTTCCAAAACCAAATAGTCCAATTTCAGGATTTTCTAATGGTGATCATACAAATTATTTACCTCGTGGTTGTCATCCAATTGTAATTACTTCAATTGCCAATGCCAATGCTGCTGGTTCAGCTGGTCATCAAGCATCTACTCCTGTTAAATCTAATGATGATAATAAAATTACAATTCTTGTTACAACTAAAACAGTAGAGCCTTTATTTTGTAGTCCTATGATTTGGTCAGGTATTTCAAAACTTCATCCAGAAGGTCTAAAGGGAGTTAATCAAATTAATTTAAATTTTGCACTAAGTAATTATTATAATAATTATTGGTGCTCAGGTATTGCAGGAGATGCTCAAGCATATAATATTGAAATATTAGGAATTAAATCAAAAATGTATGTTAATTGGTTAACTAGTCAATTAACTCAAAGTATCCCAGTAAGAAGTGTTTTACCATTAGATTTTTATGAATGTTATCCAACATCTTATCAAGTCAGTTCAAAAGTTGCAGCTGGTAAAGATGGTGAAATTACAGTAAATAATTTAAATTGGGATCAAATTCCAGATAAAATTTTTGTCTATGTTCGAAAACCAATAAAAGATAGAAAAGTATCTGAAAGTGGTCATTGTTTTTTCCCAATCACAGGAGTAAATATTAAATTTTCAAATAAAGGTGGTATTTTATCATCTTGTTCACAACCTGATTTATATCGAATTGCTGTGAAAAATGGTTTAAAAATGAATTATCAAGAATGGTTAGGTGAAGTTAAATATCCAGTGACTACACCAACAGCCACTGTTGCAGTAAATGGAGTATTTGATGCAGAAGAATTAACAAATAATAATATTAAATCAGTTAAAAGTGTTGGTTCATTATTGATCTTTAGTCCTGCAAAAGATTTTGGATTAGAAAGTCATATGAGTAATGGTTCAGTTGGTCAATTTGATTTTAGTTTAAAAGTTAATTGGACTAATAATGATGCAGCAGAACAAGCGCCTGATTGTGTTGTGATTGCTGTTTGGTCTGGTCTTATGTTTTCATATGAAGGTACTGCAGATCAAAATAGACGATTAATTACTATGGTTGAAACTCAAAAAGTAGCAGAACAATCTAAATTTGAAGTTGAAGATGTACAAGATCATATGCTTGGTGGTGTTCGTAGTGGTGGGGCACAAAGGCGACCTCTTCCAAAATCTAATTTACAAAGATTAGTTAAAAAAAAGTATAATTATTCTTAATTTAAGTAATTAATATTTCTCCATTAAATTATATTCTAACTTAATGGATCTAAATTTAGATTTAGATAAAAGGCTAAAAGAAAGTATATCTGATTTGGATTTTGAAAAATATTTAAGTCATAAAGTCAAAAAACATATTTATAAATATGCAGATCTTGAGCATTATAAATTAAACCAACTATTTCTTAAACAGGTTGATTATATTATTGTGCTTATTGAATCTGATCCAAATTTTGGTCATTGGTGCGTATTAACAAAAGATTCTTTTAATAAAGAAATGACATGGTTTGATCCTTATGGAATTAGACCAACAGGTGAATTAATATGGAATACAGCAAAAAAAAATAGAGAATTAGATAATGAACGTCATGATATTCTAGATTTATTAGAAGAAGCCAATAAATTAGGTTATAATATTGTTTATAATAAAAAGCGTTTTCAATCATCAAAACCTGATATAAATACTTGTGGTCGGCATTGTATATTTTTCTTATTATGTTTTTTTAAAAAATACATGTCATTAAGTGATTACATTTATTATATGGAAAAATTAGAAAAATATTATAATACAGATGCTGATCATATTGTAACTTATTTTATTCAGTAAAATAAAATTCAAAGATAATTATATAATGCAGCATATTATAGATTTAATTCAAATAAATGAAGCTGATATGATAGGTTCAGCTAGTAATAAAAAAATTAAATATGCATCTGACATTGATTTAGAAGAGTATGTATCATTAAAAGGTTCTTTAAATGAAATTTTAAAAATTTTTCAAGAAAAATTTAAAAAAGCTAAAGCATCACCGAATATTTGGATAACAGATTTTAAATGTGGTGAAAATGATAATGGAATGCCATTGCGTTGGACATATTCAGATATTATGAAAGGTTATTTAATTCGTCAAACAAAAATATCTCCACAAGGTCAAAAAGTTTATTTTATAGATCAATTAAAAAAGAAAAGCATAATTAAATTAGATGTAATAGCATTAATTAATAATAAATTAAAAGAATTCTCAAGTAATTATTATTTTACTATTTCATCTTTAAAACATTCAACTGAACCAATAAAATATGAGACGGTTGCACGATCTTTAATAACTGATGCAATTCAATTACAACAAGAAGATAATTATCTAAAGTCATTAAAACGTATTTTTGTCTATTATAAAACTATTTTAAGAGAAACTAAATTATCATATAAAAAACAAGAAACAATAAAAAACGAACAAAAAAAATTAATAGAATTATTTAATTCTGAAATTGGAAAATTGTACTATTTTAAAAACCAATTAAATATAATTAAATTAATGTATGAACAAAAATTTAAACCAATTAATAAAGATATCTTAATTTATAATTTAGAATATATCATGAAATCTTTACCTCAAAAATATCATAATTTAATTATTAATATTATTAAACATTCTTCTAATATGGTCCCATATATTGATAA